ATCTCTGCCATGTGTCAGCTCTCCATCGGAGTTGCCTGATTGAAGTCGCGGCCGTATGCCGCGCCCACCTTGTCGGAGAGGCGACGCGCCTTGTCGATCTTGCTCCACTTGGTGCCGTCGGGGCGGATGCCCTCCGCCGACGCCTGGCGGAATCCCTCAAGCTCGCGGTCCCACTTCTTCTGCGCGGTCGCGTCGAAGCCCTTGGAGACCGCCACGTGATACGTGCGCACCTCGGCGGCGCGCAGGCACTCACCCCACGAGTCGTGATCCTGGGTCCGGCAGCCCTGTCGGCACATCACATCTCCATGCCAGCGGAGTGCTCCCGGTAAATGCCCATGACGTGGCTGTCGTCCTCGCCGAGCGGCGAGTAGACACAGAGCATCGAAGTGCACGCGTCATCCACGAGCAGTTCGTTCCCGTTGATCAGGGTCCGGTTGCCGCCGTCGGTCAGGCAGGTGTTGTCCGTGACCGGACCGTGGGACGGCTGAATGTGGGACATCAGTACTTCCCGTCCTTCTTCTTGGACATGGCCTTCTTCATGGCCGCCTTCTTGGCGGGCGGCATGCGCTCAGGCATCTTCTCCGCAACGACCTTCTTCGCGGCCTTCTTCGCCATGGCGGCCTTCTCTGCCTTGTTGTACGGCTTGCCGGGCATGAGGTGCTCCTAGGAGATCAGAGTGAAATTCGCTTCGGTCACACCGACGCCTCCGGCGATGAGCGCCGCCTTGGTGGCATCGTCCACCTCGTACTCATGCCCGCCCATGTAGAGAGCGGGCGCTGAGGCGAACTGTTCATCCTGGGTAGGGAAACGGACCGCCCGGTAAGCTCCGAGCGGTCCTTCCAGGATCGTGATGCCACGGTCCAGCTTGACGCGATGGAAGAGGGGGTCCATACCAGCAGGGCCCTCAGCGACCGTTGGCGTGCGAAACAAGAACGTGGCCACGATCCACCACCTAGTCCGTCGTGACGGTGACGAGCACGATTCGACTCCACGGGACCGCGTACTTGGTGGAAGAGACTTCCACCTCAATGTAGGCATCCGTGAGGTTCGTGACCGTGCCACTGCCGAGGCCGCTGAAGCTCGCGGGCGAGCTTTCGTAAGTGATCGACACCGTCGATCCCTCGCGAAGGTGCTGGCTCATCAGACCGCGTTGATGGTCGAAGTGGTTTCGGCTCGGATGAGAGCCTCTTCGCGGTAGCGAGCCCAACCGGCCACCCCGTACCAGCCCAGCGGACGGAACCGCATCAGCTTGTCAGTGATAGGACCAGCCACCGTGTGGAACTCGTCCGCAACGGCCTCGGCAAGGGCCTGCTGGCCCGCGTAGTAGGTGCGGTAGCGGCGGATGGAGTTGTCGCCGGCACCGGCGTCCAGGGCGTTGTAGCAACGCGGGGACTCGACGTAGAAGGCGCCCTCATAGGCGCCGATCTCACCGGCCCAGATGTTGCCCGCAGCCGAGTAGGTGTGCGGGTCGCGCCATGCGGCTGCGCCGGTCTCCGAGCGGAGGTCGTAAGAGACCTCCGGGTGGATCGCAGACCAGTACAGCGAGCCCTTACGAGGCACCGCCTTGTTGGTGCGCAGCTTGACCACCGCGAGGCGCGCAATAGTCGACGTGTAGCCGTCCGTGGCCACCATGGTGGTGCCGACCGGGGTGGTCAGCGTGCCGTTGGTGACGTAGGAAACCGCGCCAGCCTTGCGCTGGATCACATTGGTGCCAGCGCGAAGCACGGTCTGAACGACCGAGTCGATGGAGTCGGCCGCGTTGAACGCCACGATGTTGGCAATCGCGGGGTCCACGTCGGTCAGCGAGAACAGGTACAGCTTGCGAGTGCGAAGCACCGGGTTGCCGTACTCGTTCAGCGTGATGGTGACGGTGGTCGGGTTGCCCAGCGCCACCGAGTCGGGGTCGGTCGTCTCCGTGAGCGGAGTCGTCGCCACCGCAAGATCCTGGTACCGCTCCAGCACCACAGAGCCGCCGGGGGCGGTCTGCTGCGCGGGGCGCTTGTCCGCCACCTGGCGGAACAAGGGCTGTGCACGCAGGGCGAACTCGAAGAAGCGGTCATACGCAGTCTGCACCGCGTTCGACATCGCAGTTGTGTCCGTATAGGCGTTAGCCATGGCCTCTCACCCCCTTCAGGGTGTCCGTAGTCGGGTGAGACCAGGCGTCATGTCAGCCGTTGAAGTGGTACGGGTTTCCCTGCGTGCGGAGGTAGTCCTGAAGGGCCTCCGGAGACTGAAGAGAGCGCATCTGCGCGATCTGCTCAGCCTCGCTGCCCTGGGGGGCAGCCGCATTCTGACCCATGCCCTGCATCTGCTGAAGAGCTGCCTGGCCTTCAGCCGGAACGGTCGAGGCTGCACCTGCGCCCTGTCCCTGCATGCCGCCCTGTCCCGACGTGTCGGAGGGCTTGGCTGCGAGGAAAGGACTGACCTGCGTCAGCCACTCGTCCAGCTTTGCGGGATCCCCGCCGTAGAGTCCTGCGATTCCACGGTCGTACCCCTTGGCCTGGAGTGCGTCGGCGACTTCGGTTGCACGCTGCTTCTTCAGCAGCTCACCGAGCTGCGCCTGAAGCGCGTTGTTCTGGTCTTCAACCTTCTTGAGGTGGTCGCGGAGCGGGTTGCCCTTGTTCTGCTGAGCCGCCTGCTGCGCGCCGAGACCATCCGACGAGTCTTGCCCGTCGTAAATGTCGCCGTCGTAGTACCCAAAGCCACCGCTCATGTGAGCTTCTCCCTATCGGCCAAATCCGCCCTGGGGGGGCGGTCGCTCCGTGTCCTGGACTTCTTCAGGGAGGGGCCAGGTGATCCTCTCCTGTACATCGTTAAGGAATGTACCCCATTGCAAACAGAAGGACCCCCCGCCTCGTGGGCGGAGGGTCCTTAGGGGTGGTGGCGGGAGTGGGATTTGAACCCACGATGCCCGGCTTATGAGGCCGGTGTCTTACCGGACTAGACGACCCCGCGCATATAGCCTACGCGCCTCGCGACATAGGTCGCATGGGCAGTTGCGCTTGCCCTTCTTGCCGCCTCCGTGGGGAACCCCCCGCTGGAGCGAGGTCTTCGTGCCGTGACATCCCTTGCAGAGGAGCTGGCATTTGGCCAGCTCCTCTCGGAGCCTCTCCGGCTTCGCCAGGATCAGCTTGGCGATCGACGTCGTCTTTGTCGATGGATCCACGTGGTCCATCTCCAACTCTTCCGTAGCCCCGCAGATGGCGCACGCGCCTCCTAGGCTGGCCACCGCCCGAGCGCGGCGTTCTGCGTACCGCTTGGCCAGATACTGACGCATGTAGGCGTTCCGTGCTTCACGATCTTTGAGCGACATGGGCTAAGTCTATTGCGTGTCACGTCTGCTGGAAGCCAGTGGAAAGGCCGCCCGGCGTACCGCCGCCATACCCGGCGAACAGGGCTCGCTCCTGACTCGCCAGACGCTTGCGCTTGTTGGTCGGAGCCTCGCCCAGGGCCGTGGGACTCGATACCGAGCCACCGGCTCCGCCCTCGATAAAGTCCTGCTCCAACTCCGTCTGCGTGAAGCCCTCGCCATAGCGAGCGGCAATGGCCTGGATGTTCGGCAACGCCTCAGCCACGGCCTGGAAGCCCTGGCTGACGGCCGACTGGGACAACCCTGCGGTGACGTAGTCCTCAAGGCGACCCTGGTTCATCTGGAGGCCGCGCTTGAGCGCCTCGGCGCCGAACTGGGCAGCCTGCGACTGCTTCTGGAGCAAGGGGAGGGCCCGCTGAGAGTCCAGGAAGTACGCCGTCACATAACTCTGGTCCACGCCGTACAGGTCGGACAGGGCCTGCTTCGTGTACGAGTTGATCTGCATGGAGTTGGCCACCGCCAGATCCACGCGGCCCTTGATCTCGGTCGGCGAGTTGTCGCCCGCGATCCACTTCGTGAAGTCCGTGGGCGAGTCATAGAAGCCCCTGGGCAGACCTGCATCGGTGAGGATCTGCCGGTACGCCTGCTCCGTGCTCAGGTACTCCGCAGGGGAGAGCACCGGCAGGCCCGCCGACGCGCGGGCCGTGTTGCCCGCGAAGCGCGTCTTGTACTCCTTGGTGTCCTGGAGGAGCAGCGAAATGACATCAGCGCCGTAGCCCTGCTTGGCGAACTCGTAGATCTTCGGAGCCAGCGAACCGAGGCCGTAGCCGTTGAAGAGGGAGGACAGGGCCGCGAAGGCGTCCCGGTTTGCGCCCTGAAGGAGCTTGTCGTACTGCCCCGACTTCTCGTAGTAGACGTTCTGAGCGGAAACGACATTGGCCTGAGCCGTAGCCAGACGCTTCTTGGCATCCACCACGCGGGCGTCGAGGATTTTCTTGGACGCAGGGCCAACCCATCCCCCCCCCGGCCTGCGCTTGATGACTGCTGCCTTCTCGTACGCCTTCAGGCGGGCCGTTTCGGCCTTCACGGCCGCCTGGCGTGCGGCAAGCTGCTGCTGAGCGGCGTTCGCGTCTGCGGGACCCGGAGGGCCCGGCAGGTCGAGCTGATCAGCAAACGAGCCGGGGATGAAGTTGCCCTGCGCGTCGTAGTACCCGGCCGGTGTCGTCATGTCAGCTCACCTCTTCAGTACGCAAATCCGAAATCCTGTGCGACCTTGTGAGCCACAGAGAACATGCTCTCCCGAGCATTGTTGGTCTTCTTCCAGAGCGGGTCACCCCGTAGGTCGTTCTCGAACTGCCAAA